GTCAGCGGCAATGTTAAAGATACGTGGATTACGATGATCTCTACGACTCATATGGTCGAATACATTATGCAAAATTTCGTGTGCAATAACAAATTCAACTTGTTTAACTGTTAAGGGTGTAAAAAATTCTCGGTTAAAAAAGATTGTACGCCCGTCTGTTGCGGCAGTGCCCATCCATTCGGAGCCTTCTTCAATCTTTAAACGTGTAGCCATATTGCCAAAAAACGGATGGCGAAGTAGCAAACCTACTCGTGCTACAATAATTTTATCGATAATTGGATCTACGTGTGACATATATGCTCCTGATGTTTACTGTATGTATATATTATAACACCACCCGAAGGTGGTGTCAAATGGTGCTAAACCAAATTATTTTTCAGTAGCTTGAGCAATAAAGCGACCGTATTTGGCGTGGAACGCATCGAAGCATTTGATTTCGTCCGGATCCAATGGCAACTTGTAAGTACTCAATGCCAATTTAGTACCCATGATAACCAATTCTGTTTCGAAGTTATTCATCATAAACTCAAAGAAGCAGTTAACTTGCCCATTCCAATCTTTAACTTTCTTTTCGCAAGAATCTTTCAATTCATAGCACAAAGACACAGTCAAAGAGTACATGGCACTAATTTCTTTAGAATCCATCTTTTTAACTTTACCGCTCAAAATGTCTGTAGGGTTAGGCATCTTGCTTGCAACTTTACGGTGAGCCATAAAGCTGATTGCCAAACCTTCGCCAACAGAACCTGATACCAAGTCTGTAAGTGTATCCACATCCACGTCGTCGTCTGTGAGCAATTCGCTTACAAAACTCCAAGAGCGTGGTGTAGCAAATGCACGTGAGCTGGACTTTGGATCAAAATCGTACAAGCTCTTTTTACTGAAGCTCAAAAAGCCAACTACATCTTGGTGAACTTTGTTTTCAACAGCCCATTCAAAATAGTCGTCCCAGTTAACTTGCATTTCCAAGTGAACAAAACGGTTAGCCAACGGAGCAGGCATACGGAATGTAACACCTTTGTCAGTTTCACGGTTACCAGCCGCTACCAAAACAACATTGTCTGGCAAGTGGTAAGTACCCACACGACGATTCAAAATCAATTGATAGGCCGCCGCTTGCACACTGGGCGCGGCACTGTTCATTTCATCCAAGAATAGGATAATTTGTTTATGCTGGCTTGCCAATGCGGCATCTGGCAGTTCGCTAGGAGGAGCCCAACGCATTGTATTGTCGTTGGAATCAAAATATGGAATACCTTTAATGTCAGTAGGTTCCCAAAGACTCAAACGCACATCGATTACGTGAGCATCGAGCTCAGTACCAAGTTGTTTGATAATATCGGATTTGCCAATTCCGGGAGGACCCCATAGGAAAATTGGACGTTTGTTTTTAAAAGCCTTACGCAAGGACTTTTTAGCACCGCTAGGGCCCACTGTACGGCTACTAATTTCTGGCATGTTATTTCCTATCTTAGTTTAAAAAAATACGTTGTTGAATTAACTCTGTATGTATGTATTATATAGGAAACTGACCGGAGTGTCAACTGTTATTTGTGCCAGCAAGTTCTTTTTCTCGCTCATTCATGGCTTTAATTATACCAAATTTTCTAATGTCGTCCGAAAACAACATTAGCTCAAATCCTTTGCGTTCTGAAAACACAGTGATTGACATGGGCGTTAGGTAATATGGACAGTCCACATACCTTTCTAAAAATATAATTGTTTGAGGACTAAGTTCGATTGGTTCAGTAAATGGTATTTCGTACTCTTTCAAATCCAATTCTTTAACCAAAAATTCATAACCCTCTTCACTTAGCCGAAAGTTGGTTGTCTTACCTGCTCTTGTACTTTGCCACCACTTGCGTGAGAACAATTGCAAGTTGGCTTCGTCTGTACTCTTGCCCCATTGCTGTAAAAATATTTTAGTAAGGGCGTTGCGTGTTATCATTTTATAACGGTACCTTGAGTCAGCATGACAACTTGGAAATCTTCTACACCAAATGTCTGATTCAATTTCTTTGCCAAATTATGTGCATGTCCAGGATTTGAAAAAGAAACTTTTTTGTACTTAGGCCCAGGATAACTGGTAAGACTATTGAAACTTTTTAGATTGAAAGGCTCGTTCTTATAGAAGACAGCCCAAATTGCTTCGGCTTCTAAAACCTGCTCGGCTTTATAAGTTTTTTTATTAACGTGTTCTAAAAGAACTTTTGGTTTTGGTCTTGACATGATGTATGCGTCTCTCGATAAGTACGCATATATTTATCATTATTTGTCGTCAAAACCACCACCGTCCATTGTAACGCTTACGACTTCGGTTTCTGATGAAGTTTTTAGCTGGTTAAACAATGTTTCAAAGTCTTGTAACAGTTTATCCTGTATTTCCAACAAGGCTAGATTAAGTAACCTAGCCTGTTGAATAGTTAATTTAACTTCTCTAGATTGAGCTAGCTCAGCCGCACGTAGTGTTTGAGCAAACTGTGATATAGGGGTCAGATTAATCTGATTTTGCATTAGCAAGTACCTGTTTCATTTCAAATTCAGTTTTAAACGGACCTTTGTATTCATTACGTTCTAACGTGATGACTTTAGGGCAAAAGCTCTTTACCCATCCTTTATTGAATTTGATTATATAGTATCCAGCACAATACAAACTCTTACTAGCATTGCTTTTGGTAAACAATGGTAGTCGTCGTCTCACATCGTACATGCTGTTGTAAGGTTGCACACTGGTAGCGAACCCATGACAATCGTTGGGTTCTGTTTGTGTTACTTTGACTTTGGAACTATTTAGAAAGAAACCTTCACCAAATTGCTTGGTAAGATCCTGTTTTTTGTTAAACATAACTTCACCTGCTGTACTGCTTAAGATGAACTTGTTGTTTTCTTTTTTGTGTAATGTTGCAATTTTAGAACCGTCTTGTTCTACAATCCAAAATTTACCATCCACAATAGGCTTGGCGTATATTACTGACATGTTTTTCTCCTTGATATTACCAGGCCCCGAAGGCACACTAGTAATATACGTATTTATCTCTTTCATTCGTTAGATTACTTCGTAATCTTCTTTGCCGCAACCGCATTCTGGGCATAGAAAATCGTCTGGTAATTCGTTCCAAATGCCTTCTAAGTCTTCATCGTGGATATGTCCACATACTACGCATACGTGTGTTTCATTCATTATAATGTCTCCAATACTTGTTGATATGCTTCTGCATGACGCTTTTCAATTTTAGTCAATGCCGCAAAACGCTTTTCTGCTTTGGCAAGTATAGCCGCAAATTCTTCAGCGTGTTCTTTACTTTCTTCAATTTGATGCTGTGCTTCTTGTGCCGCTTGTGCATTGCCTTCAAGTTCGGCGGCACGTTTGAAGTCTGGATACATCATTGTATACTCATATGTTTCGCCTTCAATAGCTTTTTGTAAACATTCTTGAGTTGTTGGCTTGCCGATTAGCAATTCCAAATGACCCCATGCGTGTAGCAACTCTTGATCTGCTGTGTGTTCAAAATGCTTGGCAACATCCTCGAATCCTTCGGCACGAGCAATCTTCGCAAAATAGCGATACTTGATATGCGCCTGTGACTCACCGGCAAGTGCCGATTCTAAGTTTTTAATTGTAATTGACATAATTTCTCCTTAAACGTCTCTGTCCATTTCACATGCTTCACGTACTAGTGAAACAACTTCGTCTAGTGTGTTGCACAAGATCTTAGCGTTAACATAATCGCCTTTCTTGTTGCGTCCACCTGCTTCTACCATGAAGCCGTTGTCGTACATATTAATTGTAAACGACTCATTTACTTTAGTCAGTTTATCACCAAATGATTTTACTGATTTTGCTGTTGCCATTTTAGTTCTCCTCTGTTAGTTTGCGCCAAGTAAGATCTTTTTCAGGATACTTTGCTTGGAATGGTTCTGCATATTGCTGAATGTTATCAGCTATCTTTTTCATATCCCAAGCATTGCAAAACTTGAGCATACGGATACCAACTTGTGTAACCTCTTTGGGCCGAGCATTGGTATCAATTGTTTCTTTAATTTTTACTTTAACATCTTCAGGTTGTGCTGTAAGATCGCATAACTGTACATTACGCTGGTAGTCTTCTAAC